GGTGAGTTAAGTTACTTTGCCAAGTTGGCACGTTCCTAATTAAAACCAACCCCACTGTAACAGGTGGGGTTTTTAGTTACCAAGCGTGAGCACCTTGCATTCTTCCATAAGCGGCAAGGTCTGATCTATTCAGAGATTTGCTCTGAACAACTGTGGTGACATTACTTGTATTAGAAGAGGATGAATTACCACCCTGCATTGAAACAGGGACTACTGCCGCGGCTTGCTGGTTGGCATTGTCTGCAGCAAGTGCGGTCATTTCGGCCCCTTCTGTCCCAGGGGCCTTTTCAATCTGAGCTCCCTTTAATTTATTGATTTCCTTCTGAAGTTCTTGAGATTCTTTAATCTTTGCATCAATAAAAATTGAATCTTTATCAGTTTTTGATCCTTGTTTTATTCTGTCTCGGCCAGCATCAGTAGCCATTTGTCTACGTTTTTCAAGTTCGGCAATTTTCTCTTCGGTAGTTCCTCCCATTGCTTGAATATCGGCAATTGTTTTTCTACTTGCTAGGATACCAGTGGCCTTACCTTCGCGATTCTGAGCAGCCATTTCCTTATTTCTGTCCTCTTCGTTACCACCTATGGCACGAGAGAGTTTATCGGATAGACCGAATTTCTTATCAAGAAAGTTTCCTATTGCAAAACCTATCGCTCCTGCTGCTAGAACAGCGGCAGCTGGTCCAGCAGCTGCCAATAATTTCGGTAATAAACCAATGAGTGCAGCACCAACTGGAGCAAGCATACTAATCAATGGTGCAAGTAAGCCGGATAATAAAGGTCCTAAACTTTTGAATAGATCCATAATACCACTCAAGAATCCACCCTTTTTCCCTTCTCCTCCCTTTATGTTTCCAAGAGCCTTCTGGATACCCTCACCTGAAACTAGCACAGCTTCTAGTAATAGGTCACCTCTTTCTTCTGAATTTCGTAAAGCAACGTTGTTCGCGATGTCGGAACCATTGGTTAATGTAAGCTGTTTATTGGAATTCTCAAGCATCTGATCCAATGGATATACCATCAGTTCTTGAACTTTATTACTTAATGAAAGTTGTTCTTTAGAGTTTTCCAGAAGCATGTCCAATGGATATACCATCAGTTCCTGAGCTTTATTACTTAATAAAAGTTGTTCTTTAGAGTTTTCCAAAAGCATCTGTAATGGATACACCATCAACTCCTGAGCTTTAACAGTTTCTCTTAAAAGGAAATTCTTTATTGATTCAACATCCTTTTGTATAGAAATAAGAGAGTCATGTGATTTTATGACAAACATATTCGCATAATTAGCATTAACTAATTCTCTGTTTATTTCCTTTAAAGAAGTTGCAGATTCAAGTGCAGATTGTTCTGCTGGATCCATCTCTTTTTCTTCTTCCTTCTTTCCTCTGAATACTCCTAATATAGAATTCATTCCCTTACCCAGAGGAGTCTTACCTAATCTTTCTCCAAAATCAGAACCAATAGCTTTTGCAAATCTGTTTTGTGTGTATAACCTTGTTATTGCTCCCAGAGGTCCCTTCATTGCATTCTCTGCTGTAAGTTTTCGGACCTCTTTAGCAAAGACTGCAGTGTTTAGGTAACCAGCTTTTTTGTATGCTCTTCTTGTTGCCTCTTCATAGATGCCAGGTTGTTTCTTGGCAGCCCATTTATAGAAACCAGTAAAGATGTCGTTAGACGGTTCTCCACCCTTACCACGCTGATACATCTTCTCCTCACGATTCTTCCAAGCCTTCGTGTTCTGCTCTATGATATTAGCAAACTTCTTCTCTGAATTCTTTAGTTCAGAGAAAAGTTTATTTCTCTCGGTTAGATCTGTTACGTCTTTTTTATCAGCCATGGTTTCTATTTTTTATTCTTTCATTCTCTTCGCGTAGTTTTTCCAGAAGCATTGAAACATATATCTCCCTCTCCCAAGGTATCATATTTTCTAAATCATACAAAGAATACTGATAATTTGTGCTCATTAGAAAATTAGTTTTTAAATAGTTACCCAAGCTTTCATGTGAGAGGGCTATTAAAAAAAATCGGAGATACCTTTGAGTTGAGTTACAATTTGTTTACCGCAGTGGATACAAGTGATGTTCACATCATAGTATATTTCTTGAGTATTGGAAATGTATTCTTCCAGCTTTGCAAACTGTTCCTGAGTCATTGAATCAATGAATTCGTCCAATTCTCCCTTACCACAGGTAGCGGTCTCATAAACATTCTTTTCATCAAAGATGGTAACAATGCTTCTCTTTATGATTTCGAAGTTGTTCAATGTCTCTGAACCTTCGGTCATATCAATGATGTCTGCAATTGTAAGGCGCTTTAGAGTGACACCGATTCCAGTTCCAAGATCAATCGTCTCCGATAACTGTTTTGGAGCTTCGCGAACTTTAAGCTGATCAATGTTTACAGACACTGGAACTTTATCTCCACAGTGAGGGCATGTAATGATAATGTCAGATGTTTCTCCAACACTCTTACCTCTGATCTTAAGAAAGAGAAACTCAAGGTCTGCAGAAGTCATTGTTTCAGCGGTAACCTTTCCGAAGGTACACGATTCAATGATTTGTGCTGCCACACGGAGGAATGATTTATTGGACTTTTCTTCTGAAGCAACAAGAAGGAACTTCTGTTCCTTGACTGTGAAGGGACGGAAAAGAACACTCTTCTTTGTAGAGGGTTGTTTTACGTCGTATGTGATCGATTGTAGTTTTGGTAGTGCCATAGTAAGTTACTTATACAAGTCTAGTGATGCCGCCAATTTGGTTTTTAATACCAAGGAGACCAGTTTTAAGACCACTGGCTGGTTCAACATCTTCAAAGTTAAAAGTCACATTCAGTTTTGAATATGTGTTCTCTTCTTCGTTGGAAAGATTTACAGAATTAACTGCGGAAGGCCATGCGTTAGTTAGCTTGACTCCATACACAGGAAGGTTATTTGCATTTAACTGTTGAATGATCACATCGACCTTATAGTTCTTCTCGTAGTTTGCTCTGTATGTAACAGGATCAATAACCGCATTGTGCCACTTATCAAAGAGGTTCTTGATGAAGTAGTCGTTTGTAAGAATAAAGTCAGCGGTGACATCTTCATATCTGTAACCATTGGCAACGGAAACTGTATTACGAACCGTTTTTATTTCAGTTGTTTCAATGATCTTACCTGGAAAGGAACAGCTGGAACAGAGAAGAGCAATGTCACGAGGATCATTGATCAAAGACCTCCAATTGAAACCACCAGACAGAAGTGAAATGGCCTGAGCAGGAAGGTCGATATTGAAAAGAGAAGAACCGCCGGGTGGGGTAAAAATGATTGCAAAGCGGTTTGGTCGTGAAAGGCCACCATGTGCCGAGATAGTAGATTTAAGATTATCTACGGTCGACGGGTTGATTATATTTGTAAGTTTCTGGATGAAGCCCATCTGTTATTTATAGAGGTTTCACGTTATTAGCTTAATTCCTAGACCCTTTATAGTCTCCTCTGTCCACACCTCAAATGTGTATCCCTTGCTCTTACAATATGCCTCTGCCGCTTCCCACTTGGATATATTCTTTGCATATCCCATTACCTCGGCAATGTATCTTGGAGTCTTTCTTGCAGGAACCTTAGGCGCTTCGGTCTGTTTCTTAGGTTTGATTTCAATGAGGTATTCTTTGCCGTTGGAGAACTTGATAAACAGATCAACAAAATACCTATGCATCCTTCCATCCGTTCGGCAAATATAGGGAACCACAATCTCCTCCGATGACCATGAAAGAACATCTGGGTTTTCATCTGCCCAACGGAAGACCTGCCGCTCCCATAGAGAACGATAAACCACTTTGGTATGATCACCCTTATATTTTGCAATATGTTTAATTCTGTAGATTCCTTTATAAGTCATAAATAAATAGAGTATATGGCAACGCTTCCTTCATCACTTTCCTCTTCACTCTCTGGTATTAAAAGTAAAATAGGTAGTGCAACTAGCAGCATTAAACTTCCCTCCATAGACATCGACAAGCAACTAAAAAATGCAAAGCAGTCTATAAAGGATAAGTTGAAAGAGTTAAAAGGTATTTATTCACCCGATGCCGGTGTAAACCTTGCCAATAAGTTACCTAAGGATTGTTTCTACCCAGGTAATTTGAAACAAGCGGATGGCAAGTATCCTTGTATCCGCTTTCAGACCAAGGGTTCTTTAGGAGAGGGAAAAGGCGATCAGGATTACAATATCTATCTTCCAATACCCGATGGGCTTACCTTTTCCGATGGAGCTACATTTGGTGCCAAGGATTTAGGCCTTATGGGAGGTGCAGCCAACGACCTTGTTAAAAATGTTTCATCTGCAGTATCTGATGCAGATGGAATCATTGACAAAATTAAAGGTGCCTTTGATGGCGCATCTACCACTGCTGCCAACATCCTTAGCCAATTAAAGGGTGTCTCTGCCGGTGATATTGCATCATTTGCTTCGGATCAGTTATATGGAACCAGTGTCCTTGCGTCGCGCAGTAAGATAGTTGCACCCAATAAAACTTCTATGTTTGAGGGTAACACAGTTCGTAATTTTTCTTTTCAGTGGAAGATGATTGCAAGAACTCCTGAAGAGTCTGCATCGATGTACAACATACAACGTATCTTTAGATTGTTCACATATGCTTCTTCCGCTTCGGGTTCTCCTAACATCCTATTGGAATTCCCGCCAGCTTGGAAGATTGACTTCGTGGTAAACAATGCTATGAATACAGTAAAACTTCCAAAGATATATGGATGCTATCTTACCTCGACCAGTGCATCTTTCGGAGAGGAACGCGCGATGTTTATGCCCGATGGCTCTCCTTTACAGCTTGACCTAACCTTAGAGTTTACAGAAGTTCGAGCTCTGAACCGTCAAGATATTATTGAGATGGAATCTTCTTTTACGGGTGGTACAAGAGGTATTGATGATAACTTTAAAACTCTGGGAACATTTTCAAGTGACCCAAATCTAACACAACGCTAATATGCCTTATTTCCAACAGTTTCCCACTACAACTTATGATGTCAATAAAGACGGTGTCATTGATGAGGTAACAGACATCTTTAGATATGTCGATGTCAAGGACAATGCAATTTCCGACCTTGCGACCTATACCTGGTATAACATCGCGGATGGAGAACGACCCGACGTTGTTTCTCAAAAACTATATGGCACTCCAAAGTATTACTGGACATTCTTTGTGATCAATGACAGTTTGAAGCATGGCTTGGAAGATTGGCCACTGTCACATCAAGAACTTGAAAAGTTCCTTGAATACAATTTTGACTCTAACTCTGTTGTGAAACTAAAGACCACAGTCACGCCATATCTCAATGAAGTGATCTATGCGCCTGCTAAGGGCATTGGCCTCGATGGAGCATTTCGTATTGAAGAAAACCTAGAATATAACTTTGCAAATACACTTAATGGTCTCCTTCTCGTTCCCGATGTCGTGATCAAGAACATGGAGAACTCTGACATTGCCGTTATTCAGAACTATGATTCTACTAATAATCAGCTGTCTGTAAAACAGGGAACGGTAACTCGTATCACAGTTGAAGATGCCGGTGGTAGTTATATTCTTCCTCCAGACATTATCTTTGCCAAGAACAATACTGGTCAAACTGCAGAAGCTCTCTGTGCTTTGAATGACGATGGTTCCATTGGTCTTGCAGAAATTACCGCTACTGGTTCTGGTTATTCCACTTCACCAGTTGTTCAGGTATTCGATGGTCCCGATGTTCCTGCTGAACTTCAAATCTTCTGCACTGCAGGTGGTACAATAAGTACCACGGTTAAAATCGTAAATGCTGGTTTGGGATACAGAAGAATACCAAGACTTGAAGTTTCTGCTCCAACTCAATCTGGTGGTACTCGAGCCACTGCCGCATGTTCATTGTCGGCCACTGGAGCAATTGAATCAGTGACCATCACCTCTGTGGGTTCTGGTTATTCTCTTAATTTTATTCCACATATCAGTGTGATTGTGCCAGAGGATTCTCAGGCGGTCATAACTGCCGAAATTGTTGATCGTGAATGGGTAACAACTCTGAACGAATTCTCGCTTTCAACTGCATTCATACAAGCTAAAAATGACACGGAGATATATGAACAGCTTCAGGTTCAAGGCATTAACTATGCTATTCAGGCAAATAATGGTTACGTAAATCTTCAATCTGATCCCAATCGTAAATACTTTCCAAGAATCGAACAAGGGTTTATTAAATCCAAGATTCTAGGTTCCGCTGGTTCTGGACAGCTGATCGTTCCTAAAGATTATAAAACCGTAGCAAGGAAAGCCTCATTAGACTCAAATGTAAGCGTTTCTGTAGTTGATTCTCGCCCTGTCAGTTACGCATACAACGCCGAGGGACAGCAGGTACAGATAACCCGAGACACATACAACTGGGTATTTAGTTCCAAGGGTCCAATAACTTATGAAATTAAAAAGGATCCATTAATTCCAGGGGATAATACTTACTATACATATGTGACCTATGATAGGTCTGGGGGATTAAATCCTGCTGCAGCCACCGAAACTCGAAAATTAGCAGAATGGTTTGAACCATATCCAGATCCAGAACAGCCTGGATATCAGGGATATCAAGTGCAAATAGATACTGTTAATTATCCTACGGCAGGATGGGCAGGAAACATATTTAACGGAAACAGACTAACAAGCACTAGCACTGGCGCTGAGGTACCAAATCCGATTTTTCCTTGGGTCGTAGCATTAGAAAATAATGGTCCAGATATACAAAATATTTTATATAGTATGTCGTCAGCTGCTCAGTTCGGCCTCGGCTGGCATGACAGCTGGTTCAGAGAACTTCAATATAATGCCATAACAGGAAAAATTGACGCTGTTTGGGAAAACTACGACGGAATTATAATTTACACACCCGATGTTGCAGATGTAACCGTAACTAATTCTATAGATTCTACTACCTTACTTATCAGTTTTGGTTCAAGATCTTCCCAACTTCCTACCGATTGGGGTTATATTACGTATTCAGGATACATAAAACTTACATTATCAGGATTGGAGATTCATAGCAACTTGGATGGTAGTGTACCTCCAGTTTATGATCATATAGGTTCATATAATAAAACTATTGTGGATTCTCCTTTATACGATAATACCTTTACTGTAGGAAACAATACAACATTTACAGTAGATGAAACTACTACTGTAAATGGTTACAATATAAACAAGCTTGCATATTATGGATCTGGTAATAGTGGAGCACAATCAACTAACTATAATACAGGAACAAATTATTATAGATTTGGTAATGATTCTTCTTTTATTATAAACAGTTGGAATTATTCATATTCTCCTACTACCAAACCTTTCTTCATTCCCACAATTACTGGAAGCAAGAACACCTACTATGATCTTCGCTTTGCACTTAAAGCATATCAGTGGGACGGTACCACCGTGGGTCCAGAAATAATTAGCAATTTTTATCCTGTTAGGTTCTATGAGGGCAGATTTGATACAGGTTCTTCTGGAACTGCCTCGGTCATATTGGGAGCAGAACCAGCTGATGGTATTGGTCCGATACCAGAAAATGTCATCTATATTGCTTCTTTGGATAGAGCCATTTCGGTTTCACCCTATAACCAAGAAACATCACAAGTGATCAATGAACAATGGTATGATCCATATGCCAAATGGACCGAATCTTTTTCTCCCGTGGTGTATAATGACATCAAAGAAAAAAGTAAATTACCAGACGGTTCATTTTCTGCTCCACTCTTTGCTCGAAATGTTGAAAGGGCACTTGCCATTCGTATTGAAGAAAGGTCTCAGGTAGGACGTGGTGCTCTATGCCACTATGAATCTTTAGATGGTAAATATAAATCTACAGGTGACATATCATCTCTGGACGTCACTACTATTTCTGAATCAGAATATGCAGCGAACAATGATCTTCCTTCACCATTTGCTTCTATTCCCGAAACACCGAACTTTATTACAGTGGCCGAATGTGCTCAAAGAGAAAATCTGGCCAAAACAAAGATTCGAGTTGTGAAACCAGAACATATCAATGACTTTGCAGCTTCCTTCCGAACTCTAATACAATCATAAAATGCCCGGCGCACCAAAATATCTAAAGGGAAATACCGATGAGGTACTTTCTCCACAGGCATACAAGACAAACTTTATCAATCTGATAAACCACAAGGGAGAAAAACGAGACATTCAGTTCATGGTGACCGAAATGAAGATTCGCGAGAATCTGTTTGCTCCCACTCTGTCAGTAGAGTTAACTATCCTCGATACCTATAACTTCTTTGAGACCTTCCAGATGATTGGTCAGGAGGAGATTCATATTAAATTATCTCGAGCTGAACCAATTTCGGAAGATCAATATGGAAACTCACAGTTCATTGAGTTGGTGTTCTATATCATTGATTATCCTCTGTTTGCCAAACCCAAATCATCTAAGCAGGTCTATACCATTGCAGGTGTCGCACCTCATAGTTTCTTCTCTCCTCTGAAAAAGATATCTTATCCCATTACGGGCAAGATGACAACCGCAGAGGAAATTCAAAAGATATTTGCATCAGAACTGAACACTCAGCTATATGTTCGCGGTGAATGTATTTCAACAATGAGAGGAGTGATCAATTACCAACCTCCTCTGGTTGCATCTAATTGGCTTCTGAGCATGACATATGATGATGAGGCTGCTGCCTTTTATCTTCACCAGACTATTCAAGGTGATGTATATCTCGATAGTACAACATTCATGAATCGACAGGAGTCGTATGGTCTGTATGAACCTCGTGAAATCCGTGTGGCCGAAAGATATTCATATAAGGACTATGTTCAACAGAAGACTGCAATTCTCACGATGGCTTCTGAGCTTGGTATGTCCAAACACTTTTCAGCAATGAAGGGAGCATATGCTTCTAAGTTCAGTTATGTAGACCTCGGTAACAAGAGTATCAGAAGCGAGAGGTTTTCATATTACGAAAAGAACTCTATTACTGGAAAGCCCAATATGTCGCGGACCAAGAAGTATCCTCTCCAAGGAGATACTACCTTTGGTCTCCATGAGGCATATGACAGTTGCGTATCTTATATTCCATTGAATTCTCTTGCATTTGATAATTCTGTTTCCAATTACATGGGGCTGGCAGAAAGCATTATTGGATACAAATTATCTCAGGCAGAGAACTATGAGTATATGGGACATCATATCACGGTCTGTGGAGACTTTAATCTAAATGCAGGTAAAAAGATTTCAATTCGAGTTCCAAAGGCAATAGATCTTAAAGAATATACAGCGGATGAAAGCTTCGATGGTCGTTCCAACAATGATACCTATGATGAAAACCTTTCGGGAGATTATATCATCACCTCTGTGGAACATGTCTTCGATAGCTTGTATACCTGCGTGGCTTTGATCAACAAGGATTCTCCTAATTTTTCTATATGAACTTAAACAAAGGTAATGGTTCGGGTCAATTCTATTGGTTTCATGGAATCGTGGAAGACATTTCGGATCCTCTCAAGCTAGGACGTGTTCGAGTTCGATGCATTGGTTATCATAATGAGGATGCCAATATTCTTCCTGTGGAGAACCTCCCTTGGTCATATCAGATTATGCCCGTTACCTCTGCAGCATATAAGGGAATAGGTAGGTCACCCACTGGCCTTAAAATTGGTTCATGGGTCATCGGTTTCTTTCGCGATGGAGAAGTAGGACAAGATCCAATTATCATGGGCTCGATTCCTTCAATCACCGATGGTGTTCCAGACATACCCGTATCGGCTCAAACCAATTATCCGAACCGACATGTAATCCGAACCGAGTCTGGTCATCAGTTTCAATGGGACGATACTCCGGGTTCTGAAACCATTTCAATGACACACAAGAAGGGTTCGGTCTTTTCAATAGATAAAGATGGAAACATTCTAGTTGATGCAACTGCAGGTGGTGGTTCGGTAACCATTAAAGGTACACGAATTGATCTGAATCCGTAATAAATAACTCTATGAGTTTAAACCAATCTTCATATAACTTCTCGGGTTATAAAAGCTCCATTACGGCTTCTGAAGAACTGTTTTCGGATTTGAATCTGAGGTTTTTGATACATCCATATAGAAAGGATATTATTGCTCTGACCGACATTGATGCCATCAAGAATGCAGTAAAGAATCTTGTTCTGACTAATTTCTATGAAAGGCCTTTTCGTCCTTTCCTTGGTGGTAATGTCACTGCCGTTCTATTCGAGAACGTGGACTACTTCTCAGCTCTTAAGATCAAAGAGAGTATTCTGTCCGTATTGAATACTCATGAACCTCGTATCTCCAATATCAACATCGTTGTATATGATGATGCTGATAGAAACTCTTATAAAGTTGATATTGCTTTTTCTATTATCGGTAAACAACCTAAATATGAAATCAGTTTCTTTCTAAACCGTCTTCGCTAATTGTATGTCTAAAAAATTAAATGTCACCGAACTAGATTTTGATCAGATTCGCGCGAATCTTAAAACCTACTTTACTCGAAAGGATTCACCCTTTCAGGATTGGGACTTTGAAGGTTCTGGTCTGTCCAATCTGCTTGATGTATTGGCATATAATACGCACTACAATGCCATGTTGGCGCATATGACTTTGAACGAAGGTTTCATTGATACCGCACAGCTTCGTGAGTCTGTTGTTTCACATGCCAAGCTGTTGGGATATACTCCTGCATCCAAGAGAGCAACTCGTGTTAAGATCAATGCGGTATTCAATGCCTCTACCAAAGCAACGGCTAAACTGACTATCGCCCGTGGTGCTAAGTTCTCTTCTATCCTGAATGGTGAAACCTATGTCTTTGTTGCTCTTGAAAGCAAGACTGCTCCTCTTGTCAATAACTCCTATAACTTTACAGGAGACAATGCACTTGAACTTGCTCAAGGTTCTCTGAATCGTGTTTCCTTTCTTGTTGACTCAAAGTTAACTTCACAGAGATTCATCATTACCGATCCCGATGTTGATACAACCTCTCTTAAGGTTTTTGTTCGTGAGAATGCATCCTCTACCTCGATTGAGAAATTCAATATCTTCACTTCATTATCTGAAACCAATTCTGCATCTCCTGTATATTTCATCTCAGAGAATTATCAGGGTAACTATGAACTTACATTTGGTGATGATATCTACGGAAAGAAACTAGATAATCTTCAGGTCGTCGAAGCAGAATATGTTTCCACTCTGGGTTCTATTTCCAATGGAGCTGCCGCTTTCACTTATGTTTCAGGTGTTCTGAATTCGGAAGCAATTACTGGTGCTCCTGTCATTACTCTTCCCTTAGATTCCAATAGTGTTCCTATCATTGCTTCTGGTGGTGGAGACAGAGAATCAATTGAGAATATCCGCTTTACCGCTCCAGTATCCTTTGTGGCTCAGAATCGTGCTGTGACTGCCAATGATTACATTTCTATTATTCAAAGAGAGTTCGGTGCAGTTGATGCGATCAATGTTTGGGGTGGAGAAGATCAAGACCCAATCACACCATCCGGCGCTGGTCGTGTTTATATCTCTATAAAGCCACAGGGAGATGCAAATGTTCTCAGTTCTGCCGAGAAAATTAAAATCCTTTCTATCCTTGAACCCAAGAGAGTGATTACACTCAAGACTGAGTTTATTGATCCCGATTACACAAACCTATACATGGATGTTTCTTTCAAGTATGATGAATCCAAATCTTCTCTGACTCGTTTGGAACTTGAAGAAGCCGTGGATACTGCGGTCGGTTCCTTTAATGATGAGAATCTGCAGAAGTTTAATGGTGTTTTCCGTTACTCAAAGTTCCTTAACTACATTGATTCGGTGAATCCTGCCATTGCCAATACTGCAGCTCGTTTGTTTTTCTATAAGTCGTATGACCATAATGTAAACACAACTCTGAATATTTCTTCAAATATCTCGAACATTTCGTTTAACTATACCAATCCCAATACTGTTGTAACTGTTACTCTTTCAGAAGACTTTGACCTTCTCCCGACTTGGTATGTAAGTTTCTTTGGTACAAACACATACGAGAATCGTCCAATTACCGTTCTCAGTGATTTGGTTTTTACATTTACAATTCCTAATGCAAATGTTTCTTCCATTTCATACCTTACCGCCTATATTTCTCGTGCGTCTACTTCATATCCATCCAAGATAGATTTCTCCAATGGTCTATTTGGAAGACAAGATGACGATTCTCAACAGAACCTTATTACATCCGATACATGGCCTCTTAGATTTAGTACAACAACTAAACTACCATTTGAAACTGCATCGGGAGATACTGATTCACAAATCGTTTTTCTGAAAGATGAACCCATTATCGATAATCCAAATTCTGTAACATACAATACTCGTAGGCTGGCACTGTATAATAATACAACAAAGAATCGTTTATTTACTGTGGGATATGTTGACCTTGAATCTGGTATTGTTTATTTGACTCAGCCAATTGTGAATGTGAAAAGAACTTATACCGCCACATCAATTCCGCCAAAGATATATGCAATGCCCGATTCAAATGATATTGCTCCAAAACGTAATCAACTTCTGAAAATTGATATGACCAAGGTAACAGTCACTGGAGAAGTTGATACAATACTCTCGGGTGGTTCAGCTGGTTCGATCAATTACAATACTTTCAAAAAATAAGTAATCATGCGTATAGCTGAAATAACAAATCAACCGCTCAACTATGAGTCGGCTCGCGTGGAGAATTTGATTCCCATGCAGTTGAGAAGAGATGCGGAGCAGTTTATTCTTTTCATGGAAGAGTATTATGCTTTCATGAATCAGTCGGATCAAGCATCTCATTTGATTTCAGCTGCAAATGAACAGCACGACCTTGACCAAATTGAAGTTCAATACCTAGAGAACATTCAGGCACTTCTCGCTCCTTATATACCATTTAACATTTATGGTAATATCATCAAGGATAAAAGTAGATTCTTTAGATTATTGGTTAGATATTTCTATACATCGCGTGGTTCACGTCAATCCATACATGATTTTTTCCGAATCTTCTTCAATGCAGAAGTTGAAATCTACAATAGTGTAAGCAGAGAGATTCTATTAAGCGGAGGTGCTGGAGTTGCAGGAGATAGTCAATCCATGATCGAACAATGGAGTTCGTATTCATACGGTCTTGGAACATCAGTTCCGGTTGGCAGCTGGTATGTTCCATATAAAGCTTTGGTTCACCCTCTTGGTTGGAGATTCTTTGCATACGTAGTCATGATTTTGAGCAGTGAGAATATATGGAATACTATTCTTCCAGATACAGAGTATTGGAACTATGATTCACTTGATACTTCTTTGTGGCATAAGTTCCCACCAGGTGGGGCACACTTGCCTACAATTCAGGCATCTGCTGGATTCATTAACAGATGGATACTTATTACCTCAAATGATACCGAGTTTTTGTTTAAGGATACGAAACAAGATTTTGACGTTAATGATCGATTGGCATATGGTCGTAGGTTTGCAGAACTTATTCTTATTTTCGGTCCCGAAGAGAATGTATCTCACATGACTCTGACCAAAATTGATTATGTTCGTTCTCTGAAAACATTTGACCAAACTCCTGCAGGTCTCCATAAGGATCTTACCTTTGCAAGCACAACTCAACCTTTCTCGTATGACTTCGGCAATGACTTTATCAATGTTTCTTCTGAAGTAATAACTAGAACCGTATAACTTAACTCTATAAATAAACTCTATGGCCGCCATAATTACAGAAAAATTTCGTAAGAATAATGCAAAAGCTATTTACGATGAAATACAAAGTGATTCGCAAGTCTACTACGTCGGGCTTGGTAAAAACGATCCATGGGTAGATGATGGTAATTCACTCCTCTACGATGTGCCCGTTGGTTCATCATATCAGGCAACCGATGTTCAGCTGAACCTCATTGCCATGAAGAAGGTTCTGAAGAACGAGGTTCAATTCGTAATCCCCCGTGTTGATTTTTCTGTTGGTAAAGCATACAAGGTTTGGGATCCAGGTGATTCTAACTGCTGGTATGCAACTGGAGCTCTTCTTCCTGCATATGCGGTTGTATCGGGGCATTTGTACCTATGTGTGGAAAAAGGATCATCCGCAGGAAATACTTCTGTGACTCCCGATCCCGCTGTCGATGTAATCGGTACGAGAACCTCTGGTCTACAAGAGGACAATTACCGTTGGGTTCGTGTTCAGAGCAATGTCAATATCACAACTGGGTCTCCTGTAAGCCCTCTCTTTAGTTCTAAGTGGTATCCCATTTTTAAACCTACTCCTGGCACCACTACTGCAACTAATGGAAAGATAATCCGAATTGCAGTATTGAATACCAATTCTGCTGGATATACTACTACCAATTCTGTTGTGATTCATGGAGATGGAAATGCAGGTCTTACTGCAACCGCTACTGCAAGCGGCACAGGTTCTCCTCTCACTAGCATTACCTTTGATTATACCTCTGGAAATAATGCAAATTATACCTTTGCAAATATTCTTGATTCTTCCATTGCAGGAACACATACAGTAAAGGCACAGACTCGTGTTATTGTAGCACCGAAGGGTGGCTTTGGAGCTGATAACCTCGCTGTTTTCCCTACCTGGTTTCTTGGTTTCCCTTGTACCTTTAATGGAACTGGTCTGTCCGATGAAAGCGATTCACAGGGATGGTTCATAAATGGAGAAGGTTCTCTTACCGACTATCGCCAGATTTCCTTAATTCGTAATCCTACATTTACTCGTGCAACTCCTGGTAATCATATTACAACTTTAAGTAGAGCAACATATTCTGGTGTGACTCCCGTTGCAGGTGGTTTCATTGTCAATGGAACTACTGGTGCAAGAGTCTATGTTGACTATGTGAATACAGCAGGTTTAAAAGTTTACTATCACTTTAGTTATTCTTCATATTCACTGACATGTGAGGAATTAACAGCTGGTACATATACTGCTTATCAACCAGACGGAACAACCTCAATTGGTTCCATTACCATTTCAAACATCGTTGCTCCAGAATATTCAAAGGGAAGCGGAGATGTTATCTTCTATGAAAATAGAGCACCAATTGTTCGTAACTCTGCTCAGGCCGAAGACATCAAGGTTGTAATCCAATTCTAATATGCAAATACCAGATTCACAATATATTACGTGGGATGAAGATTCTGAGGGTGAACTTAACTATCTTGTTCCTGGAGATACCTTTGAAGAATGGAGACTGAAAACAAATGGTCTTAAGGTCCTTATGGATGATACCAAGGTGGATAAAGGTGGAGATACTATGGATGGTCCCCTTGTGATTATCGATGACTCACAAGAGCGGACGAATAATTACATTCAATTCCCTGATGGCACGCAGCAATTTACTGCTGCACAAAGACAATTGCTCCCAAGGGCATGGGTAAACTTCAACGGTTTTCTAAATAATACGGCCGGGGCTCTCACCCTTGGTGGAAGTGCCTTAATTCGTTCATCTCATAACGTTTCAAGTGTTACTAAACTGGCAACATCGGGTTTATATAAAATCAATTTCATAGTTCCTATGAAAAACACTACATATTGTGTTACGGGATTATCAAACGAACTTTATGCTAATGAAGCTGTTGCTGGCACCGGCGTTTCGCCGGTGGCACTCGTTGCCAGGGGAGGAATTATCGTCCCGTATCATCAAGAAACATCTAATGTAAAAATTAGTACTGGCAACGCGCACTCGGCAACGGGGGTAAGTTCTAAATTGGTTAATGTAATGGTTTATGCAACAGATGAACCTGATGTAACATATACAGGTAACACAGTATTTCAATTTACACTTACACAAAGAAGCCTTAATGATAATTATTATACTAAGAAATACGACAATTATACAGGCAAAAGCACAGTGCGCAAATATTCGGTTGATTCATATTGGACACTTACGGGAGGAATAACATCTAGCACAATCAGTCCCGTAGGTAATGGTTTTTACTTTAAAATAATAGATGGAAGTAAATGGCAATCTAAAAAATTAAATACTATAGGTCAAACTGTAGAACTATTAAACGGATACCGCCTTAGATTGGAACAATCAGGCGTCTTTAATACTTCAATGGATCTTTTAATTGTGAATCTTTACAATATTGAAGATCAGTTGATTAAAACCTGGGATATACAGAGAAAGATTACAGTAAAAACCAGCAACGGCAGTATCGCAACCGGTACTTCAAATCCTGTTTTTTCGATTATAAATACAATAAATACTATTCCAGACGTAACCGATTTTTCTACCCCTACACTAACCACGGTTACAGAGAATGGAGTACGTTATTCACGTGCGGTATTCTCCTTTACGGTAAACGCGTAACATGGCAATATATTCCGACATCACAATTGACCGAGGTTCTTCATACTCCGAAACCATTGTTGTTTCAGCACCGGCTGGTGGAGTCATGAACCTCACTGGTTACACTGGTCGAGGAAAGATCCGTAAATCCTATGCATCAACTACCTCGGTTGATTTTACGGTAACCATACCTACTCCTGCCAATGGAGAAATCCTGATTGTCCTGACCGCATTGAAGAGCCTTGATCTCAAGGCAGGCAGATATGTATATGATATTGAAATCTTTCGTGAATCTCCCGCAGAGGTTTTTCGTGTCATTGAAGGTCAAGTTGATGTCACTCCATCCGTCGTACAAGGAGGCTAATGTCTA